ATGATCCAAGGAATCCTTACTCAGCAACCAAAGCATGTAGTGATCACTTTGTAACATGTTGGCATAATACATACGGTCTACCTTACTTAATTACTAACTGTAGTAATAACTATGGGCAGCATCAGCATATAGAAAAACTTATACCAAAGGTTATCATTAATGGTATGAAGGATCAGGTTACATATATGCATGGTGGTGGACAACAAGTAAGAGATTGGTTGTATGTCTATGATCATTGTAGAGCAATTTGGATGCTAGAAGAACAAGGTATAATCAATGATCACTTTAACGTTGGTGGATCATGTGAACTGAGAAATGTTGATGTCACTAAGATGATTCTGGATCTTATTAAGAAACCCTATAGTCTGATAGGTATTGATAATGGGAGACCAGGAATTGATAAGCGATATGGCATGGATCATGCTAAGATGTCTCACAAGACAGGTTGGTATCCTGAAACTCCCTTTGAACTAGGACTAAGAGCAACCGTTACTTGGTATCTTGAACAACTATTATGATTTCTCTTTATGGATCTAGTGGTTTCGTAGGCAGCAACTACAAAGAAATGTATGAAGATACATTATGTGTTGCTCGTGATGATCGTAAACCACTATCAGATGATATCCTGTATATGATATCAACCACGGACAACTACAATGTCCATGACCAAATTACACTTGACGTTGACACGAATTTACATGTCCTTTGCGAGGTTCTTGACCACTGTAGGTCAGAAAACATTACCTTCAACTTCGTTTCCAGTTGGTTTGTCTACGGACAAGGTAAGCACAACCCCAGACTTGAAACGTCTGTCTGTAATCCAACAGGCTTCTACTCGATCACAAAGCTTTGTGCTGAAAATCTTATCAAGTCTTTTGCTGAAACCTATGGCATAGAATATCGTATACTAAGACTATGTAATGTTCTAGGTGCTGGTGATAAGAATGCATCACGTAAGAAGAATGCTATTACATGGATGATCAATGAGATGAAGGAAGATAAGGAGATCTCCTTGTACGATAGAGGTACTCACACTAGAGATGTAATGCATGTGAAGGATGTATGTAGAGCAATCAAGTTAGTCTTAGATAAGGGGCATACGAATTGTGTATATAATATAGGTTCTGGTCAACCCACTTCTATTGGTTCTATAATATCATTGGCAAAGTATCATTTGAACTCTAAGTCAAACATCAAATCAATCACACCACCCGACTTTCATAAAGCAGTCCAATGTAAGGACTTTTGGATGGATACAGGTGGTTTAGATTACCTAGGGTTTAAGCCAGAGTACGACCTTGAAACTATTGTAAAAGAACTATGTCAATAAATGAGAAGGTTGCTTCTTTCGTATCAGATCTACAGTCTGATGGTGAAAACTTATTTCCTTATCTGGCAAACAAAGACTGGAAACCAGGTAAGCAGATATTTTATTCTGGTCCTTACTGGGATGAACAAGAACCTATTGCAGCGATTACGACTCTTCTAAAAGGTAGATGGTTACCAGCAGGGGAGGAGGTTAATAAGTTCGAGGCAGGGTTTGGTAAGAAGTTTGGTCATGACTATTCTGTCATGGTGAACAGTGGATCATCTGCTAACCTAGTGATGATTGCTGCACTGAAGAAGTACTTTGACTGGAAAGATGGTGATGAGATATTAGTATGTGCATGTGGTTTTCCTACTACTATAAATCCTATCATACAAGCAGGGTTAAAACCTGTCTTCCTTGATATAGATATGTCAGATCTCAACTGGGATCTTGACATGCTTGAGTCTAAGATTACTGATAGGACAGTTGCTGCTTTCAGTTCACCCGTCCTTGGTAATCCCTACGACTTTGATAAGTTCTTCGACATTATTGATCGACACGGACTTACTTACATTGCTGACAACTGTGACTCCTTGGGTAGCAAGTGGCGAGGTGAGTTGCTTACTAAAAAAGCCATCGCATCTTCTTGTTCTTTCTATCCAGCACATCATATCACTACGATTGAAGGGGGTATGGTCTCCTCTGATGTCGAGGAGATAGTTCAGATCGCCAGATCTTTTGCTTGGTGGGGTCGTGGATGCTACTGTGTAGGAGCCCAGAATAAACTGCCCAACGGTGTCTGTGGAAATAGATTTGACCGTTGGCTTGAAGGGTATGAGCAAGATGTTGACCATAAGTATGTCTTTGGAGTCCAAGGATACAACCTCAAACCTGCTGACTTGCAAGGGTCTATTGGGTTGGTGCAGTTGACTAAGCAAGATGAGATACATCGTGTCAGACGTTTCAATAAAGCTAGACTCCATGAGATCTTCTCTAAGATTCCTGGTGCTAGGGTTATTGAAGAGAAAGAACATGCAGAGACCTCTTGGTTTGGTGTGCCCATCGTCTATGAGTACGGTAAACATCACCTAGTAAACTATCTAGAAAAAAATGGGATTCAGACGAGGAATTATTTTGCTGGTAATATTCTTATGCATCCTGGTTATCGAGGTCTCGATGATCCTAAGAATTTTCCAAACGCTTCAGCAGTACTCGATAACGTATTTTTTCTAGGATGCTCACCTGTTATAACCGATCCTATGGTTGACTACATAGAACAGGTCGTAACTAATTACATTAAGGAGATTAAAAAATGAAGACTGCTTTGGTATTAGGTGCTGGTGGTTTCATCGGTTCCCACATGGTGAAGAGGTTGAAGAAAGAAGGCTTTTGGGTACGTGGTGTTGACTTAAAATACCCAGAGTTTTCTTTTACAGAAGCTGATGAATTTGTACAAGGTGACCTACGAGATGTAGACTTTGTACGTAGAGTCATTCAGTTCAAAGGAGAGCAAGGTAACTTCTATAATGAAGTTCCTTACAGATGTATAGAACCATTCCATCAGATATATCAGTTTGCTGCTGATATGGGTGGTGCAGGGTTTGTTTTCACTGGTGAGAACGATGCTGAGATCATGCAGAACTCTGTTACCATTAACCTTAATGTATTAGAACAACAAAGATTGTTGAATCAAACATTTGATGGTAAGAAAAAAGACTGGACAGAATGTAACAGACCTAAATTAGATTATCAAACAACGATTTTCTATTCTGGATCAGCATGTATGTATCCAGAGTACAACCAACTAGACCCTGACAACCCTGATTGCCGTGAAGAATCCGCTTACCCTGCTGCCCCAGATTCCGAATATGGATGGGAGAAACTCTTTTCGGAGAGGTTATATCTCGCTTATAATCGTAACCATGGTATCCCTGTCAGGATTGCTCGTTACCATAACATCTTCGGACCAGAAGGAACGTGGTTTGGAGGAAGAGAAAAAGCCCCTGCTGCCATCTGTAGAAAGGTTGCATATGCAGACGATGGATCAACAATTGACGTATGGGGAGACGGAAATCAAACTAGATCCTTCCTCTACATCGATGAATGCATCGAAGCAACTAGAAGATTTATGGAATCAACAGATGGATTCATTGGTCCCGTCAACATCGGATCAGAGGAGATGGTAACTATCAACCAACTGGTTGATACTGCTGCTAGGGTTGCTAGTAAAGAGATAGGTAAGAATCATATAGATGGACCACTAGGTGTACGTGGTAGGAACTCAAACAATGATCTCATACGTGAGAAACTTGGTTGGGATTATAGTATAACTCTTGAGGATGGTATAAGAAGAACCTATAACTGGATCATGACCCAGATTCTTAAGGATCAATACCCCGTAGAAGGTGATAAAGATATCACTGGTAAGAAGTATCTTGCATATGGGAGTTGTAATAAATGAAATGTATTGTGACTGGAGGAGCTGGATTCATCGGCTCCCACATCGTTGATGCACTAATAGACTTAGGGCATACTGTTATCGTTATAGATGACGAAAGTTCTGAAGCTAATGCTGAGTTCTTCCACAATGAGGAAGCAGTATATTATTGCAATGACATAGTAGATTACAAGGCAACCAGACATCTTTATGAAGGTGTGTCACATGTCTTTCATCTAGCAGCAAACAGTAGGATACAACCAGCACTTAACAATCCACTTAGATGTGTAGAAGTTAATACTTATGGTACTGCTACTGTATTACAGTGTGCTAGAGAAGCAGGTTGTCAAAGGGTAGTCTACTCTTCAACGTCATCATCCTATGGTCTTAAAAATAATATACCATATCGTGAAGACATGCCAGAGGATTGTTTGAATCCTTATTCAGTTGCTAAAGTAGCAGGTGAAAAACTATGTAAGATGTACAGTGATCTATTCAAACTAGATACTATTATACTTCGTTACTTTAACATCTACGGAGAACGTCAACCACTTAAAGGTCAGTATGCACCTGTGATTGGACTGTTTCAAGAGCAAGCAAGAAGGGGTGAACCATTAACTATCGTAGGTACTGGTTTACAACGTAGAGATTTTACACATGTTAAGGATGCAGTTAGAGCAAACATAGCATGTCTAACATCATTACCACCTGGCGGTAGTGTTATAAACATTGGTACTGGATTCAATCATAGTATCCGTGAGATTGCTGACATGATATCAGACAATCAGGTACGTATACCTGAACGTCCTGGTGAATGTACTGAAACATTGGCAGACATATCACAAGCGAAACGTTATCTTAAGTGGGAACCCACTGTGAAACTTGAAGATTGGATCAATGAATACAAACTATGACAACCGAAGAGACGTACTTAAGTATCTGTATAAAGGATCATCTAAGTTAACTCGTAACTGGTCACAGGCATACCAAGATCTCTTTGTCCTTACCATGTTAGATGGTAAGAAGAAAGGTAAGTATCTAGAGATAGGTGCTAATCATCCTACTGACTTTAACAACTGTGTGTTGTTGGAGACTGAGTATGGATGGAAGGGTGTGTCTGTAGACATAGAAAAAAAGTTTGTTGATCTTTTTAATAGTCAACGTGAAAACAAATGTGAACTTGCTGATGGTAGGACGTTTGATTACGTTAAGGCTTTTAAAAAGAAGAAGTGGAAGACTAAACAGTTAGACTATCTGTCACTAGACTGTGAACCATCCATGGTTACATTTTCTATCCTTAAATCATTACCACTTGATGAGTATAGATTCTCTGTTATAACATATGAACATGATTCATATGCAGATGGAGATACTGCAAGGGATTTATCGAGGAAACTTTTAAAGAAATATGGTTATCAATTAGTTGCTGCTGATGTATGCAACGGTAACAATCCTTATGAAGATTGGTACATTGATCCTAATATAATAGATCAAGGTAGATGGAAACCTTTTGAATCACAGGGGGCTGAGGCAAGAGGTTTATTCATATGACCGTAAACCTTACTCATTGGTATGGGAGGTTGGGTAATAATATCCAACAGTGTGCTGTAGGCACAATGGTAGCAGAACTTTTAAAGAATAGTTTTGAGTCTATTGATCATGACATTATCAAAAAACACAAGACAACGTTTGGAACTAGCACTGAAGAAGTATCATCAAAGTGGTTCTACTGGGAAGGTCCGTACAAGGAGGTTGCCATACCTCCTGAGTACATCTATGCGAACATGCGTAGGATTTGTAAGACATTTATTTCACCCCAGTTACAAGTACCACGAGTGGACGTACCTGACGATTGCATTGTTATTCATATTAGGAGTGGAGATATTTTTGACCAAGTTCATCCTAACGGGCATCAGTATACTCCTGCTCCTCTTGATTTTTATAGGGAACTACTCAGTGGGTTTCCGAAAGCGATAATAGTAACGGAACCTGACAATAACAATCCTATCGTTGATATATTAAGAAGAGATCCAAAGGTAACAGTACAGTCTAAGTCTGTTGAAGAAGACTTTGCTACACTCATGGGTGCTACTCACCTAGCAAACTCAGGTGTAGGAACCTTTGCTATTGCTGCTGCTTTGTGTAGTGATAAGGTAAAGAACTTCTATTGTACTGACTTAAGATTGACAGAACACTTAAACTATATTATGATGGTGAACACTGATATTAATGTAAATGTTCTGAAGTTGAATAACTACCTACAACCAGGTGATTGGAAAAACACAGATGAACACCGTGACTTGTTATTAAATTTTGTACTATGAAAATCTTTGATACAATAACATTCTTTAATGAATTAGATTTACTAGAACTTAGAATGAATATTCTAGGTGATGAGGTAGACTACTTTGTTATTAATGAAGCACCTATTACATTCACTGGTAAGAAGAAACCTTTAATCTTTGCAGAGAATCGTGAACGGTTTGCTAAGTGGGAAGATAAAATCATACACCATGTAGTAGAAGATGATGGTGGATCATTAGAAAAGTATTGGACAGGTGTACCATATCATAGAGATATGATTGGTGAAGGTATTAATAAGTTACCACTACATTATCAACGTGCATGTTTCCATAAGGACTCAGCAATCTATGCACTACTAGAGCATGCTAAAGATGAAGATATTATATTTACAAGTGATGCAGATGAGATTGCTAACCCTAAAATTATACGACCATTCATAGAACAGATCTACAGTCCAGACAGACACTATGTAACTGTTGGTCCTGTATATTATTACTACTTGAATCTATTATGTGAAAAGGAATGGATGGGTACTAGGATATGCAGTATGAAGATGCTGAAGACTATGAGTGTGGATGCTTTGAGGCAGTCACATGAACATGCCTTTAGAATTATGGATGCTCAATGGCATTGGAGTTTCTTTGGTGATGCTGATACTGTACGTGCTAAGATGGATGCCTATGAACATCAGGAGAATAACTTACCACAGTTCAGAGATAGTATGGAAGAACGTATTGCTAAAGGTGTAGATCCATTTGGTAGAGACTATCTCTACAAGCCAGAGACTGTAAAGATTGATGATACTTTCCCTGAATATATTGTAGAGAACCAAGACAAACTAGCACAGTGGATTAGAGGATGAATATTATAGAAGGTGTAGCAGTATCAAACCACTGCGATTATTCTTTTGGTGACCAAGCAGGGTGTATTGGTAGAGTGCCTGGTTCTTTTATGAAGCAAGCAGATCCTAGCAATACAGAACTGATAACTCTTCTTAAGAAGAGAAAGAAATTCTTTACATTGTTTATAGATAACATCCGATTGTACAACAGACCTATTGAAGCAGACAATGAGTCTGACCAGAAATGGGTTGACAATTTGATGAAAGATAATGATTTGCTTAAGACATGTGCTGCATTTCCTAAGAAAAACTTTATAATTTTTACCAATTTGGAAGACACACCTATCACGGAGGACATACATGATAAGATACCAGAAAATGTTAAGGCAGTTTATGGAACAAATGCTGTCGGATTTGGTGGTAAGGTACATGCATTTCCATATGGTGTCCAACGCATCATACATCCAAGCGACAACAGACTTGGTATTCTCCAGACAGCAATGGAAAAGGATATTAAACCAAAGAAACTCCTTTATATTAATCATGCAGAGCATACTAATATCTCAGAGCGAGGTAATATTAGAGAAAGATTCTCAAAGAAAAAATTTGCCACAGTAGGTGAACGTGTACCCTATGACATATACTGTAGGGATATACAGGATCATAAGTTTATGATATGTCCACAAGGTAATGGTGTAGACTGTCATAGGAACTGGGAAGTATTATATCTTAAGCGTGTACCTATCATGAAGAAGTCAGACTACTTACAAGAACTATACAAGGACTATCCTGTACTGTGGGTGGATGACTTTGCTGATGTTACTAAGACATTACTTACAAGTAGTCAAGACTTGTGTGATAGGGCTATGAATTTAGACCTTAACCTGTTAGACTTGTTCTCAGTATTCAACAGAGCAGTTAAGAATGCAAAAAATTCCTGACGTTACACTGCTGATGCTTGCTGATCTGGATATACCAGAGGCAACTTATGCTGTCAACAAATCATGTGAACAGATAGAATGGGGTGCTGTAAAGTTCCTTAGTAGTAAAGGTAGACCCGAAGGTTTATGTGATCAGGCAGTGTATGAAGAAGTATACCCAATCAATTCTATTAATGATTTTAATTTTTACTGCATTTACAATCTCGGTAATCACGTGGAGACATCACACAGTCTTCTCATTCATCCTGACGGTTATGTTATACGTCCTTGGCTTTGGAACGATACATGGCTCCAGTATGACTACATCGGAGCACCTTGGAGAGATGATCCTACTGCCTATCTCGATCCATGGGGAAGGAATCAACGTGTTGGAAACGGAGGTTTTTCCTTACGGTCTAAGAAACTTTTAGATGTACCAAAGCATCGTGAAATACCATGGGAAGTAAATGTAGGAGACTTCTACAAACACATGAACGCTGGACTATATAATGAGGATGGCAATATATGTGTTCACAACCGACACCTGTTCGTAGAAGAAGGATGTAAATTTGCACCCGTAAATGTTGCCTCCAAGTTTGCACGTGAAGATACCTTACCAGACTCAGAGAAAGAAACGTTTGGTTTCCATTATCATTTTCAAGAGATCCGATGAAAGCATCTATTCAACATCTATGGTGGAACCCTTGGGGTGACAAAGGTTTAGACTTTGATGATTTTAAAGTAAGTATATCAGTTGACAACCTTACCTATGATAAGGATGCAGACTATAGAGTATTGTTCTTAGCAGAACCTATAGCAATAGCTCCTACTGTTAACGAAGGTGCATTGAGATCAGCACATGATTTTGATAGGATTTTTACGTTCACACAATCTATACTTGATACGTATGAACAGGCAGAACTATTCTGTTGGGGATCTAGTTGGTTAGACTTTAAAGATTTAAAGATACATAAGAAACCACATATAACTTTCGTTACTAGCAGTAAGATTCAGACACCTGGTCATCAGTTACGTCTAGCAATACATGAAGCACTAGCACCTGTTGATGAGACAAAGCATGGACTAGAGATATACCAGCATATCTCACCACCATTCCATGAAAGGAGAAATGATTTCTTTGAGAGTGCTATGTTCCATATAGCAGCAGAGAACTCAAGACAGAAAAATTATTTCACAGAGAAAATTATAGATTGCTTTGCTAGTAAGACTATACCTATCTACTATGGATGTCCTAACCTATCTTCTTTCTTTAATATGGATGGAGTCATAACATTTTCTGATGTTAAGGATCTCAATACTATATTTGACACTATCAATGAAGACTACTATAATAGTAGGAAGGAAGCGATAGAGGACAATTACCAAGTCGCTAAGAAATTCCACAGTGACAACGATGTTGTCCCTAGGTTAACCAGATTTATTATTGAGGACGTGAAATCCAATGCCGTTAAACGGATCAGGTCAGACTAATTACATTGCTAAAGACTTCGGGTTCCTACGTGTAGCACCTGAAGGACTTAAACGTATTAGAAAAAACTATTCACAGGTATGGCAAGACATCTTTGCACTATGTGTTAATGATGCAAAGGATCATGGTACATTCATAGAGATAGGTGGTGCTCAACCATTCATAGGTAACAACACATGGCTCCTTGAGAAGAACTATGAGTGGGAAGGATTCTCTATTGAGTTAGATAAAGAACTTGCTGGTATGTGGATGGACAAGCATGGTATGCCTGTAAGACCACTGACACCAATGTATCAGGCTGATGCATTAGAGTTTGATTATGTTGCTACAGTAGATGAACTAGGTTTACCACACCACATGGACTACCTATCATTTGATCTTGAACCACCAGAGATTACATTAGAATGCTTGAAGCAGTTTCCATTCGATAAACTATCTTTTAACTGTATTACCTATGAGCATGATGCTTACAGGCAGTGGGGAGATATATTTGCACATCGAGATATATTTGAACAGCATGACTATGACCGTGTTGGAACAAATCTTAGGAATAGTAACTGCACTATGGAAGAGTGGTACATACATAAGTCAGTAAATAAAGTTACACGTGATACATTGAGACATGCAGACTGTGAAGCATATGAACTACTATTAGACTTATGACTCCTAACATACACGACATACCTGGTATAGGTGGATTCTATACTAAGAAAGAAGTAGATGAAATGATTGCTGCTGCCCTTGAAGAAGCAAGACGTATAGATGAAGAGTCTATGCGTAAGCATAACAGGGATGCTACTATCATTAGTATGATACTTGGATTCACTTGCCTTGCATTATTCCTTGATGGTACACTAAGATTGCTTGGTATCATCCCACCATTTTTAGATATTGATATCAGCATAGTAGATAAGATTGCTGACAAAGTAGAGAACAATGTGATACCATTATTATCACGCTTAGAGATACCTAAAATATGACACGAGTTTCTTTTTGTATTCCTACCTATGAATCTAAAGGTAAGGCGAAGCAGTATCTCTTTGACATATTCTATGCATTAACTCAGCAAACTAATAAAGATTTTAATGTATGGATTTCAGATCATTCAAAGGACCCCTATGGAAATGTTTATCAGGCATGTGAAGAGTATTCAGATGTCTTACAAATCAACTACGTTCATAACCAAGATAGCTTGGGGAATATTTCTGCTAATACTAACAATGCATTACGTCATGGAGATGGTGACATCCTCAAGGTAGTATTTCAAGATGATTTTATACTAACTAAGAACCTAGTAGAGGAACTTGACAAAGCATTTAAACCTGGTGTAGACTGGGCGGTAACAGGTTTTGCACACACCCTAGATAATGGTACAACTCATTACAATCCAAAGCATCCTGTCTGGAATGATAAGTTGTTAGAAGGTGTTAACACACTAAGTTCTCCTTCTATCCTTGCATTAAGAAAAGGTCTTGATGAATACTTTGATGAGAAACTTGTTATGCTTATGGACTGTGACATGTATTACAGACTGTATAAGTATGGTGAACCAGTACTACTAAAGGACTATCATATCTCTAACAGGGAACATAAGAATCAAACTCAAAGATCCTACGATCATCTACTACCTGAAGAAAAACTTTATTTAAAAGAGAAACATGACAATCGGGTTTAATCATCTAGGCAGACATGGAAGACTGGGTAACCAGATGTTTCAGTATGCTGGACTCCGTGGCATAGCAGCACATAAAGGATATGATTTTTGTATTCCACCAAGTGATTTTAAAGATCCATGGAATGATCATCAACTCTTTGAAGCATTTAAGTTAACAGGTCTTACTGATATCAGAACCTTACCTGGTGCATACGTACAGGAAAGGTTCTTTCATTTTGATGAGCAGTTGTTTGAGAACATGCCTGACAATCATAATGTGTATGGATATCTACAGAGTACAAGATGGTTTGAACATATAGAAGATGACATACGTGAAGACTTTACATTCAAGAATGATATACATGGACCTTGTAAGCAGATGATGGATACTGTAAAGGATCCTATCTCTTTACATGTCAGACGTGGTGACTATATAACTAACTCAGATAATCATCCCCCTTGTCCAAAGGAATACTATGATGCTGCACTGGAGAAGTTCGATTCTTCCCGTACTGTTATTGTTTTTTCTGACGATCCTGAATGGTGTACTAATGAGTTCCCTGATGACAGGTTCCTTGTATCAGAAGGTGGAGATAATCTTGCAGACTTGTGCATGATGTCTATGTGTAATGACTTCATCATTGCTAACTCATCATTCTCATGGTGGGGTTCATGGTTAAGTGAGAACCCAAACAAGAAAATCATTGCACCTAAGAAGTGGTTTGGTACAGGGTACACAAAGAACCATGACACGTCTGACTTATACTGTGATAACTGGGAGTTAATCTAATGGAAAAACTTGAATGGGTTGAGCAAGAGTACGTAGATCTAAAGGATACTACGTTTATGATTCCACTGAGGATTGAGACTCAGGATAGGATGAGGAATGCTATTACAGTTATAACTTATCTGTTACGTGGTTTTAATACCAACGTGATGGTGCTAGAGAATGATAGTAACCCTACGTTCAAAGAGAATGTCTTACCAGTACTAAAGCAATCAGTACCAGCATTTAATTTAAAGAACTTAAATTATATGTACGAGGAGACTGAAGAGTATATGTTCCATCGTACTCGCATGCTCAATGACATGACGATGAAGGCTGATACAGATATAGTTGTTAACTATGACACAGATATCTTATTACCTAAGAATGTATACAGTCAGGCATGTCAGGTCATAAGGGATGGCACTGCTAGTTTTGTTTATCCATATGGTATGGGTAACTATCAGTTCCAAGTTCAAGCAAGTGATGAACAGGTAACTGAGTTTATTAATAGTAACTTTAACTTCCTAGCATTTACAAACAAAAGACAGTGGGATGCTAAGTTTGGATTCGTTCAGTTCTGTGATAGGGAAGAGTATATTAGACTTGGTATGGAGATAGAGCACTTCAAAGCATATGGATATGAAGATGATGAAAGGTTCCAAAGGTTGAGTAGATTGTCTAAGGTATATCGTATAGATGATATGGTATGGCATCTAGAACATGAACGTACATCTAATTCATGGTTCAACAACCCACACATAGAAAGTAATAAGAAACTGTATGAGAAACTTATTAAATTAAAACCTAAAGAACTATTGAAGTACTGTCAGACACAACAGTATATGAAAGATCGTTGTATAATTGGTGGTGAGTATGAAGATCCAACTGAAATAGACCCAGAAATATATGAAGCAATGTGGGAGGAGACACTTGGATAAAAATAAATCTCTTAATAAACTTGCTGGATTCCCTAATGTATTATGGATCAACCTAGACAGGTTCCCTGATCGTAAGAAGTATATGGAGGATCAGTTTTCCTATTGGGGTATCACTGATCACCATAGAATTTCAGGTATAGACGGTAAGGAAGACGACCCAACGTCATACCTTAAAGGATCTGTTCCACCTAGTATGAACTCAGGTGAGATAGCATGTGTGATATCTCATCTTAGTGCTATCAGATACTTTGTAGAAGAGACTGACTTAGATGAGGTTGTCATCATGGAAGATGATGTTGACCTTACACCTGCTAAGTCATGGGGATTCACATGGAAAGAAGTTAGGAAACGCTTACCTATCAACTTTGATACATGCCAGTTTACTATAATTAATCCTAATGGTATAACACTTAAGTTACATCATCGCTTTGTCAATGACTTCTCTGCTGCTTGCTATATAATTACAAGACATCATGCCACTAAGTTACTTCGGTTACATAATCGTGGCTCAGCATGGAAGATAGATCAGAACATCCGACCACGTGCAGTGTCGGAAGATTTGATACTTGATAGCGGTAAAGGTTATGCTACTCCATTGTTTAACTATAGGTTAGACATGGGGTCTGCTATACACGAAGAACACATTGACATCTTCCACAAGGACAGTCGTAATGCTTTAGCTGACTTCTGGATACAGCAAGGACAAGATCAAAAAATTGATCAACTCATGGAACTCGATGAATATGTCGGGAGAATTCCACCACAAGTATACCTTAACCAAGCACAGAATGGAACCTCCAACTGATCTATACGAAGACATGTCCACACTCAACGCACTGTATGGTGAGTTATGTTGGAACCATGATGACCCTTTGGAATTCAAAGCCGACTTTGAAAACAACTGTATAATTATCAGGAATAAAAATCATGGCAAAAGAAAGGACAATTAAGTTTACTATTCGTCAGGATGGTACTATCTTTGAGGAAGTTATTAATGGTGAAAATGCTGAGTGTATCAAACTCACCGAAGAGATAGAGAATAGACTAGGAGAAGTCCAGTCAAGGAAACTTAAACCAGAAGCCTATCTTGCTCAACCCGTAGACAATTTTTGGAAACAAACAACAGATGTCACACTTCACAACAATCAAAACACAGATTAAGGATAAGGATATCCTATTAGAAGTACTAGAAATCCTCCAGATTGATGTAAAGGAGAATCAAGAACTTGTAATCAACAACCCAAGTCATGCTGAGAACCACCCAGTTCAAATGGCTGACATATGTTTTGCAAAAGATGCAGGGTTTAGATACAATGAAAGTACAGAAATCTATGAACTTGTTGCTGACATAACTACATGGCAACAGACACTTCCTCCTTTAAGATTTCTTGAGAAAATTACTCAACAGTATGCTAGAATGTCAGTACATCATACCATTGAGGATTTGGGATACCAAGTCAAGGAAGAGTGGGAGATGGAAGACAACTCTATTGAAATTTACGCAAACGTATGGAATTAATTGATCACATTGGTGTCTTCCACAACCATGTACCAGCAGATTTGTGCCGAGACTTAATAGAATCCTTTGAAACATGGTCTCAGAAAAAGTATGAGATACATGAGCATTCATTTAATGATGGTGCTAAACAGTTCAAAGGTGAAGGTAGTATGCAGAGAAAGGACAGTCAGTTGTTCCTTGAAACTGTTGACTTACCATTGTCTATGAAGTTGAATGGTTATATCGGACAGTGTTTTGAAGAGTATGTTAGTGTCTATAATGGATTGACACAAGACAATGACCCTGTGTCCTCTTGGACTACCAAGGTACAAAAGACAGAAGCAGGTGGTGGATATCATAAGTGGCACTGTGAAGATGGTGTGTTCATGTATAGGGATAGAGTATTAACATGGATGGTATATCTTAATGATATAAAACCAGAGCAAGGTGGTGCTACTGAGTTCCTATACCAGAAGAAAGCAATACATCCATCGGAAGGTACTGTAGTACTGTGGCCTGCTGCATATACACACATGCATAGAGGTGGATTTCTTGTAGGTGACACCCCTAAATATATTGCTACTGGTTGGTTCTTAAGGGAACCAGGTAATGTTACATCGAAGGTACTATCTGAAGCGTGATCATCTACACCTGTATAACCAACGGGTACGATGAAATATCTGATGACAATTTCTATCACCCTGGTATACAGTATGTTTGTTTTTATGATGGTGAGATAAAGAAGAAGGGTAAGTGGAAGTTTGTTAAGTTAGAATCGGATATTAAATGTCCTGTTAGGAGATCATATTTACCAAAGCATCTGCCTCATCATTTCTTGAAGGCAGGTGAGTATACTATGTGGGTTGATGCATCTTATACTATCACCAGACACATAGTAGATTACTTCAAGAATGTTTTTAGTTATCGTAAAGAACTGGTGCTTCAGCAGCATCCAGAGAAGAGAACTATTATAGAAGAGTTCGCCAAGTTATATTATAATGGGTTCAGTACATATAAAGAGTGCCTAGATTTTAGTAGGAACGTTGCTAGTCAGGGTATGAGAGCAGCAGACTACAACCATAGTATAAACTGTTTAGTATTCAGACACCTGACACCAGAGGTTAATGCATGGTCAGAGTCTTGGAGGAAGTGGTACATGCGAGGTGTGAATAGAGATCAGATCTCTAGTTCACTTGCAGAGTTTGAAACTATAAAGGCAGAACGTACACCATTACTGGTTGATCTTACTAAGACTACAAGAATCAAAGAGTATGGTGAGTCATACAAGTTAAATCCTAGACCCACATTCAGTAGCACTATGCAATTGGTGAGGGAGATGTCTAAGTTCTATGGTGTTAGTCCCAAGGTTGCATTTGATCGTAACAAGATGCTAAGTGACCTAGAGTTATCACGTTATAAGACTCCTATTGCAGAGGAAGAGGAAGTAAACAAGAAAGATCTTGTTGTTTATACTTGTATAACCGAAGGGTATGATGAGATCAACCCAGATAATTACTACGATCCTGACGTACGTTACGTCATGTTCTATACGACTGATGCTGATGGCATCATAGACACAGCAGAGAACATGAGGAGATCTGCTAACTCACCATGGGAATGGCGAAGGATAAACTTACCAATGATAGATGACCCTAAGAGGGTGGCATCTTATGTCAAGATAAATCCACATATATTATTTGAGCATGGTACTCATGCTGTATGGATTGATGGTTGTTATAAGTTAACTAAAGAGTTCATTGATTTCTCACTACAGTGCTTCCCATGTACAGTTCTTAGACACCCTTTACGGTGGTTGTTCCTTGACCAAGCACTAGAAGGATTCATGTGTGCATACTATTCTGCTGAACAGTTCAGAGATTTTGTTGCACTACTGACCAAAGATAGGTACAGTTTCAGTGACTTTAAAGGTTACTGTGGTACTGTAGTGTGGCGTACAGTAGGATCCACTGACGAGTTCTGTAATAAGTGGTGGTGGTATTATAAACACGGTGTTAACAGAGATGTATTCAGTATGGATGCAGCACTACAACTTTCACTTACCGACCACAAGGTCATAGAGAATAGAAGTGACACAGGATTGCAGTTAGGTTATGGTAATAAGACAGGACGGTTGCTAACATGTACTCAGCATGGTACAGTAAACCAGTGGAAGGAATCACAACAGTTCTTAGAGGATCTGGGTGTACCTATACCACTACATACTATGAGGACAAACCCAGTAGATCATGTAGTACAAATGAATATCAATGGTATTCAGAATGACTTAGGTAAAGTGAATGCCTTAGTCTTTCCATTTGATAAGAATGATCCTGTTGATAAGTCCGACATGGTTATCTACACATGTATCACTAATGGATATGATCAGCTCCCGAACGAAAACTATTACGATCCTGAAGTACGTTATGTTGTTTTTCATGACGGCACTTGCGACATTCCTGATCCTTGGATTGGTATTGATATAAGAGAACACTGTGACATTAAATGTCCTAGGAGATTAAGTTTCTTTCCCAAAGCAAACCCACATCTTTTCTTTGAGAAGGGAACACATACTGTATGGATAGATGGTTGCTACCAACACACTGAAAAGTTTGTTGAGAATAGTACTAAGTCATTTCCTTTTACCATGCTACGGCATGCATCTAAGTTCAGTTACTATGATGAGATGCTTGAAGGATTCCTGTGTGCATTCTTTACTATGGAAGATGGACTGGAGTTGACACGTAAGTTAAAGGAGTTGGATTATAATTTTAGGAAGTATAGTTCTCCACTTGGTACTATAGTATGGAGAACTATTAATGATGAGACAATAGAGTTTAATAAACTATGGTATGAGTATAGTTTGATAGGTTGTAACCGTGATCAGATATCATATGATGCTGCACTACAACTGACTGGTATTAAACCACAAATATTAGAAGATCGTAATGCATCTGGTGTACCACTTGGATTCTATGGTAAGATAGGTAGGAAAGGTATGCATCCTCAACATGGTAGTAAGGATCAATGGAAACTAAAGACTGAGTTTCTTAAAAAGATGCAAGATATAACTGGTCTCAGTTATAAAATATATACTAATTACATGGAGCATTCATTTTATATGGGTGTCTACAACATTGAACACAACATGATACAATGATTATCTACACTTCGATTACTAATAATTATTGTGAACTGCCTTCTATTGAAGACCATGGGCACACATACATATGTTTTACTGATGGTAGTATAAAACCACAGAAACCTTGGAAGTTCAGGGAGATTAATTGTGACTCAACTGATCCAATCATCCAGTCCAGACATCCTAAGATTAATCCTCACCTTTATTTTAATGAGCCTTCTGTTTGGATTGATGCTAGTAGGCTCCATCTTCTTAATGATGACTTCTACAGGATCTCGGAAAAGTTATTATCAAGAAACGATGCCTTCATCCTGACACATCCAGAGGAGCATAGTTATACTGAGGAATGTTTTGAATATTATTTGAGGTCATGGGTAGATGAGGAGAAGATATTTAAACTAACAGATGAATTAAAGAAGGTTGATTATGACTTCGAGAATCATAAGACAATCTTTGGTTGTATTATGTGGAGAAATAATACTGAGAAGATAAAAGAATGGTCTGAGAAATGGTGGGAACTGTATGATATATGTGGACCACGTGATCAGTTAGCAGGGTCAGCAGCACTGAAGATAACTCATTCAGATGTCAACGTTGACATGTCACATCCAGCAGAGATCATTACTCAGTTCTGTTTCTATCGTGACTTTTGGCAGAACATAGGAACCACAGGTCAGTATAGTAATGGTAAGGAGCAAGTAGAATGGAAACAGTTTAGATCTGACATCAAAGAACTAACAGGTCAAGAGAATATTAATCTTAACAAGTTAAGTTATCTTGCTGACATAGGATATCAAGATACTTTTAACGAGATGCTTAACTCTGTAGACTCAGGGATGGGGTATAGTACTGATGTAAGTGAGACATATAATTTACATGAAGCTTTTTTGACTAAGACTAGAGGTGACCATGACTTTATAATCTATAGTTGCATCACCAATAACTACGATAGAATACCACCTAATAATTACTACGATCCTAAAGTTAAGTACGTCATGTTCCATGACGGTTCCCTTGATGATTACCCAGAACCATGGGAGTATAGGGATGTAAGGAAACTATGTAAGCAAGAGTGTCCACGTAGACTCAGTGCATTTCCTAAGATTAATCCACACAAATGTTTTGAGGTGGGTGAGAATACAGTATGGATAGATGCTTGCTATACTTTAACTAAAGAGTTTGCTGATGAGTCACGTAAGATGTTTCCGTTAGATCTAGCAACGATGGAGCATTGTTATGACTTCACATACTATGATGAGATGCTTGAAGGATTCTTATGTTCATTCTTCAGTTACGAACAGGGTATGTGGTTAACTAAAAAATTATTTGAGGCAGGGTATAACTTTAAAGAATACATTTCTCCATGTTGTACTATGATATGGAGGACAGTAAGGAGTA